CTCTTGTAGACATAATTGGCGTTGTTGCTTGCAATAGACGCCCCGGTACTTGCAGCGCACCTCTACCGAGCTTTCCGCTTCCCCCATACATCAATGCAGTTGGGGTTGCCAATACAGCACCAAGAGCTGTCTTTAATGGACTACTACGCATCAAACGTTCAGCCGTTCCGCTAGACCCTAAAGTGGCTCCAATAACATCCCTAGCCTCGCGCGCAGCTATCTTTTCTGGAGCTGTTGGCGGCATTATCTGCATACCCTTTTGACGCAAGAGCTGTGTCGGAGTGAATTGTCCTCCCTGACCAACAGAAGCCTTTTTTGCGCCTTCTATAGCCTGCATTTTGCTAAACGCTTTATTTACGGCCTGCAATTCAGGAACATTCGGGTTTTGAGCTGTTATTTCTTTTCTTAACTCATCTCTAAGCTCTTTTACAGCCCTGCCTATCCTGCCTTTTTTCCCGCCCTTACTTGCAGTGGCAAAAACCTCTGCTGTTAAGTCAGTCTCCACATCCTTTAAAACTTGCTTTGATAGATTGCCATTAGTGACGCTTTTGCTGACTAGGTCGATAATTATTTTTTCAAACTCTTTGGCGTCACTTGGGTTCATAGATTTTTGTATAGACTGAGCTTTGCTGATCAAAGGGGTCACGTTTACGGAAAGTTGCGGTATGATCCTTTCATAAGCATCGGACACAATCTCTGAGCCAGCTTCTACAAGCTCCTCGCCAGCAGCGCCTTTTGGTAACTTACCGCCCAAACCAGCCACAGCATCTTCAACGGTCTTTCTATTAAACTGCTGTCTGGTCTTGAGCTGCTGACCTTTGATAATATCTTGTACAAACGGCAGGCTCACACCTTCTTCAATAGACTTTACAGCGCCGCCGTATGCTTGACCGGGAGTTAGCGAATACCCTTTATCAATCATAGATTTTGCGGCTGCGCTGACAGTTGGTGTGATTTTTTCTGCCAACTTGCCGCCCGCCAAGCCAAAGGCTCCAGAGGTCAAAGCCCCAGTAACTCTGTCGCCAGCATCACCTTCTGCTGCGCCAGCGCCATATGCAGCACCTTCTAGTCCAGCAATCTTGGCTCCGCTCTTTACGCCCAACCTAGCCAACCCCGCCCCGCCAGCTATAGCTGTTGGTAGTGAACCAATAAGCTCTAAGGCAAAAGATGTGTATGGGTGAGCCTCGCTATACGCTTTGATGTCGCCCCTTATGTTTTCAAGTTCCTCTTCATAAGACTTGCCACCCTCCATAAACTTTGATCGAACGAAAGCCTCAGCCTCATCTGCGGTTCCAAAAGTAAGCCCCTGAGCAAGCGCTCTACCAACATCAAAAAGAACATCTGTTGTAGTTCTTCCGCCGCCTGCCGCTGGTAGTTTTTTGGTTGGCGATAATGTGTATTTTGAAGCCATCTAGTCTCTCCCCAAAATCTGGAACTCGCCAGCAAGGCCATTATAGAAAACATCACCTTCTTTTATGGCTCCGCTTTCAACAAGATCATCAAGCTCTTTTTGGGTTTTTGCTCTTTGGTAAAATGCACCAAGTTGTTGGTCAGCCGCCTCTTCAAACCCAAGAAGGTTCTTTTCTTTTTTTAACGTGCTGCCCATTAAAGTTAGCCGCTTCTTGTTGTAATCCATTAGCTGCTTAAACATTTTAGCTATTATCAGGTTCCCTTCTGGGGTATTGGTCATCATAGGTGCCGCCTGAGCAAAAAACTCCATATCTCTGTCTGATGAAGCGCCTGATCCTGTGACCCTCATTCTTGGAACCATATAAGACATTGCGCTTCTCAAAACCTCTTGGTCGCGCAATTTGCTTACTTGCTCTTCTGACAAGAAACCCAACTCCTTGCCAAGTTGGCGCAATCCCATCGTGGCACTCTGTATTCTACCTGTTTCAGCCCCGCCTTCTATCAAATCAATAATTTGCATAACCCTTGGAGCCAATGTAGCATCTGTTTTAATGTCTTTTTGCGCCTCTTTAATTGTGGCAAAACCGGACTTGATGCCTTCTTTTAGGAACTCACTCTCTCCGCCTGTCATAATTGTCGTGCCGGGCTTTGTAAGCGCATCCCTTATAATTTTCTGACCCTCTGGGCTGTTTGGGTCAATCCCCGCAGCGGCCAAATTTTTCATAAGGCTAGTTGTGTCTGGGCGCATAGCTTTAGCAAACTGCGCCTCAGCCAATAGCCGGTCAATAACTGACTTCTGAGACGCCGCCTTCTGAGCCGCGATGCGATCCTCAGCGGCCTGATAACCACCCATAGCGCCAGCGCCCATACGCGCTAAAACCTGACCTGTTGACACTGGCACCGGACTCCACCCAGACGCATCGGCACCCTGAATAGCCGCACCCAAAAGCGCTTGCGTTGTTGGCTGCGCGTACCGCTGACCGAATGTGGTGGCGGCTGGAGTGCCTTGCGGGGTAGTAGGTGCTGCGGGCTGTTCAGCCTCTTGCTGCATTAGCGCCTTTTGCAGCGGGGATATGTACTTGCCCTGAGCCACATTCGCCAGCATAGGCAAGACGCGAGGCGCTGGCCCGCCAGTACCGCGAGCAAGTTGCGCCGCCTGTGCCTTTTGCAGCCCGCTAAGAGCCATAGGCGGAGTGCCACCACCGGGCAGCTGATATGGTCTTTGCATATTAGCCGCAGGCACAGGAGCTGCCTGCTGTTGCCCCTGAAGCAAACGTAAGAACGTGTTTATGCCATTACTCATGCCTAAACCCCTAACCTATAAAATCCCAAACGACTTGCCGAGGCCAGCTAAACCACTAAGGCCGCTGAGGAAATCGCCTGTCGGGTTGCGGAAATACGGCGTGACTTTTTCACTGCCAACCGTGCCGCCCTGAACCGTCGCCATATAGTTCGCAAGAGACGATAGCGGTTGAGCCTGCTCAAAGTTAAAGCGGTCAATATCAGCCTGAAGCTCCGCCTGTGATTGCGCCTCGCGCGCTGCACCAACGCCCGCAAGCGTCTCAAGGTCAGCCATACCAAATGCGCGAGCTTGTGGAGCCTGCTGGATGGCCGCCTGCTGCGCGTTATACGCGTAAGGCGCTAACGCCTGCCCAAGAGCCGCCTGCTGGTATCCTGAGCCGTAACGGCCAGCTTTTGAGGCTTGCGCTTGAACCTGCTCGACAACAGGGCGAAACGCCGCTGCCATTAGCGGGTTAGTACCCATCAGGTTTTGCATCACGACGTCTTGGGTAGCTGGAATAAACGGCGATCCGGTTACAGCCGCTTGGCGGATACCTTGCAGCGCCATTTCACTTTCAGGCGCAAACCCTACGGTTGTCTGACCGGGGTAATATGTCGGCTGATCACCGTAAAGCTCTTTCGCCTCAGATAAGCCAAACTCAAGAAATGGCTTCGCGTATTCTGGTGGGTTGACGCTCTGCGTAACCGTCCTTGTTGATCCGCCGCCTTTACTCATCGCTAATATCCTTCACTAAAACCACCGACGTGGCGGTGTAATCTTTGAGCTGACGCTGCCAGCCCTTCCTGCCGATTATCTCCATACCGTTGCAGCCAATAGACCTAGCCCAGACTGCGATAGATTTTTCGGCTTCCATTAACTCGTCAAGCTCACCGCCTGCAAGCCATATCCTACAAACTGACCGCTGCGGGTAATCTACTATCTCCGTTATAATAGCAGACTTCTCTAGCGGGTGGAACTGCGCCTTGCCAGTCGCGCAGGCGTGGTACACATCCTCCATACAATGCGTGTCGCCAGCGTAATCTAGCGCGTCGCTGATCCACTTGTAGCAGCGCTCCCACTGAGCGCCCATCCGGTCTTCAGCCGATAATAAGGTAGGCGAAGTCTGCATCGTGTCCTGAGTTCTGATAGTTGATGACCATAGTACCGTTTGTGCTGGTGCTATCAATGTATGGGTTGTGGTGCCAAGGGTCGTGGTCAACGCCGGTAAAAAACACTAGGCTAGATGTTGAATAGCGAGGATCGTTGACCGTTACCTGAGTGCTGCTTGATGGAAACGTCACATAGCCAACGCTGTTCAAGCCGCCGTTAATCGTGCGATTTAGAACCTCGGCAATTTCGCGTGTCGTAGCCGTGATTGGATTTAACGTGCGAAAGTTAGTAACGCGCTGTTCAATAGTCATCGTCTGCCCACCGATCTAACGTCTAAGTCTATTCCGTGCGCGTATGACCAGTCGCCGCTAAGTAGCATCTTTACGCGGTGATATCGGTCATGCGCTCTGAAAGGCACAAAACCTGAGACGTTTGTGCTGCCGCCAGCGATAAAGTTGACAAGGTCAGTCGGCGTGCCGCGCAACCCGACAAAAATCTCAACGGAGCCGCCCTCGTGGTAAGGATAGACACGCGTAATAATTGCGTGGTTTCCAACCTGAATAGCCGCCTCACCTGTCGTCACTATGCCCTGCAAAGGATCGCCAGAAAACGCGTGTATATTTGCGCCCAGAGCGCCGCCAAATAAAAACTGCCCGCCCTTGTACAATGCGCTATCAAGAGACGCTGGCAGGGCGTCTACGCTGGTGCTGATGTTGTCCAAATCCTCTAGCGTGTAGCCCGGCGTAAAGAACGGCGCAATCAAATCGTTTTTGACGTTTGCCAGAGACCAGCGACCCAAGGCGTAGTTGTAAATTAGCAGCCGGTCTGGCGTGCCGTCTATCGAGCTGTTCGACACATACGACCAAACCGCAATCTGGTTTTGCGGGTCTACGGTTGAGGTCATCTTGTCTTTGTAGGAGATATTAAAGTCTTCCTCTAGGAACCAGCGGTTCACCTTCTCCGCGCCGATAGGCTGAGAGCGAGAGCCATCGAACATATAGAAGCCGTCGTCTGACAGGTAAAACACCATATGCCCGATATTGCAGACAGAGCCGGAAACTTGACAGCCACGCGCCGTCTCAACCTTATCGAACTGCCAGATTAGTGGCGGGCCTGTGTAGGTAGCACGCACAATCGCACGCTCCATCAGGATCGTGCAGTATTCCCCGCCGACCATTCCAGTAATTGCACCAGCGTCGGGTATTTCTTGGAAATCAGATTGATCCGTGCCAGCCACCCAGCTCGTTATGTCGTTAAACCCTGACCAGCGAACCTTATAAGGCACACGCCCTGAACCCTCGTCGATGTTGGCCGTCCACACAAAGTCGCGCACAACGGCAAGGAAGTCAGCCTTTGGCGGCGTGCCGGACAAATCAGAAAACACAGTATCGGTGCCAAGCTGGAATTTTTGCAGCTCTTCGCCAATACCGCCAGACGCGATAACTGTGTCGCCAAACTGGACAAACCGCCAACGCTCACCGCTGACCAAATCATAGGCAGGCGTGCCTGCCTTGCTTATGTCGTCGAGGCCGCTAGTTCCGGCATTGAAAGAGTAGAGCTTGGCGCTATCACCGGCAAACAGCTTTACTGAGCCGTCGTTTTGCTTCGCCGCGAATATGTTTAATATCGTGTTTGATGCGGCGGTTGAGTATTGCACAAAGCCGGGCATACTGCGGTATCCGTTAGCCGCAGGAATAACGTTTGTCGCCTCAACGACGCCCGCATTTGAGAAGTCGGGCTGATCTGGCAGCCATTCACCAAACGTAATCATTGCCCTAACCAAACTCCTGTTGCGCCAGACGTCACAGTCGACCAGATGGCCGGTGTGTCCGT